ACTATGGTAGGACTACTTCCTGAAATGGTAGGAAAGTCATTAAAGATTACAGCTACTTATGGTGATTATACTGATACTATGACATTAAGACTTAAATAAAATTGCACCGTGGTTATGAGATTTCTACGGTAATTTGAAATCTTGGTGGGTTTGAGAGTGACTACCGATTTGGAACTCTCAAAATCTTGGGGAATAGATAGTTAGACTATACCGCTGGACTACAAAAGTAGCACTCTGGATTCCCCAATTTTTTTAGCAATAAAAAATAGTGTTTGAGAAATTTAGAAGATATATATATTAAATAGTGGTGAGGTTTTCTTACATATACCCGATAATTTTTAATTATCTAAAACTCACCACTTTTTTTATATTGAGAATTGAGAATTGAGAATTAAAAAATGAGAATTTATTGGAACAAATATTATGGTTATGATGAAAAGTATCCCAGAGAAGCTAATTACAGAGTTATATCGGCAATACTTTTCAATCGTTCTTTTCACTTAATTATGGTGTGGAGTAAATTACAATTCTTTTTAAGTGTATCAGAAAATTTACAAACTCAATGGGATGAACTTAACGGCCCACCAAAGAAAAAAACCTATCATTTTAAAATATTTTAACAAAGAATTCAAATTGTGGCGGAATGTCATCAATAACTCCGTAAGTCGGTTTAACCACATGGTGGAGTCTGATTTTATCAGATAAGATTTACAGTAACAAATAAACAACATAAGGAAAAACAATGAACACAGGTACAGTAAAGTGGTTCGACGCTAAAAAAGGATATGGTTTCATATCTGATACAGCGACGGAAAACTCAAAAGATTACTTTGTCCATTTCTCCGAAATTCAAATAGACGGCTTTAAGACTTTAGCAGAAGGTCAAAAAGTCGAGTTTGAAATCGGTGAAGGTGACAAAGGTGCTGTTGCAAAGAATGTTAAATCAGCAACAGAATAAATCAGATTTAGCGTAAAAAGTTGGGTTGTTTTTTAAACAGCCCAATATTTATTATTGTCAAAGGTTACACCAATGACAATTAACTAATAACAAATAAAAATAACAATAGGAGATAACAAATGGATATTGAAGCCGTAAGAAAGCGACTAAGCCAGTTACAAACCTCAACTACAAGAACAACAAACTTGTGGAAACCTCAACCAGGAAAGACACAAATCCGTCTTTTACCTTACAAACTAAATACAGATATACCGTTTATCGAGCTATTCTTTCATTATGATTTAGGTGGAAAGACTTTTCTTTCCCCAATATCCTTTGGCAGACCTGATCCGATAGAAGAATTTGCCGAGAAACTAAAATCGAGTGGAAATCGTGAAGATTGGAAACTTGGTAAAAAGTTGGAAGCAAAGCTCAGAACTTTTGCTCCAGTAGTAGTTCGTGGTGAAGAAGGTAGTGGTGCTAAGTTTTGGGGATTCGGTAAAACCGTATATCAAGAACTATTATCAATTATATCAGATCCTGATTATGGTGATATTAGTGATCCTATAAATGGACGTGATGTCGTGGTTGAATTCTTAACAGCCGAAGAAACGGGAGCATCGTTTCCTAAAACTAACATTCGTGTTAAACCAAATCAAACCACGGTCACCGAAGATAAAAAAGTTCTAACTACTTTACTTGACGGACAAAAAGACATTCGTGAAGTCTATAATGAGTTAAGCTATGATGAATTAGCAGAAGCTCTACATGATTGGTTGAACCCAAGTGAAGAAGGTGGAGAAAAGGGATCAGAAAAGACAAACACACCCGCATCAAGTAAAGTATTAGAAAGTGCCGTAACAAGTACTACTGAAGTTAGTGATGCTTTTGATGACCTGTTTAATTCATAATAAAGGAGACATATATGTCTATATCAGCAAAAGATGAACTTGCACAAGTTCTTGCCGATAACCTTAATAAACAGTTCAAGGATACGAAGGTAGCCTATTTCTTAGATGGTTCAAATGCCACTCCAACTGATATCAAGGAATTTATATCAACTGGTTCATCGATTTTAGATTTAGCAATCTCTAATCGTCCTAATGGTGGAATAGCCGTAGGACGAATTACAGAGATAAATGGTTTAGAATCGAGTGGTAAATCTCTAATAGGAACTCACATTCTCGCAGAAACTCAGAAAAAAGGTGGACTTGCAGTCTACATTGATACCGAGACTTCTGTTAGTAGAGAATGGTTAGAAACTATTGGTGTAGATGTTCCAAATCTACTATATCTTCACGTTGAAACCGTAGAAGATATATTTCAATGTATTGAAAACATTGTTACTAAGATTAGAGAATCAGATAGAGAAAGGTTAGTTACAATTCTTGTGGACAGTTTAGCAGGGGCATCAACCAAAGTAGAAATGGAAGCCGATTTTGAGAAAGATGGATGGGCAACAAGTAAGGCAATTATCGTTTCTAAAGCGATGAGGAAGATTACACAAATGATTGGACGAGAGCGAGTAGCACTCGTATTCACTAATCAGCTCAGACAAAAACTCGGAGTTATGTTCGGTGATCCGTGGACTACAAGTGGTGGTAAAGCATTACCATTTCACTCATCAACTCGTATTCGATTAAAGAATATGGGACAAATCAAAGATACAGCAAAAAATGTATTGGGTATGAAAACTCGATGTCAAATTATCAAGAATCGTTTGGGACCACCTTTACGCCACGCCGATTTCAATCTATACTTCGATAGTGGTATAGATGATATGGGAAGTTGGTTAACGGTTTTGAAAGAACATAAACTCTTGAAAATTGCTGGAGCTTGGTATACGTTAGAATACAAAGGTAAGGATATCAAATTTCAATCTAAGGACTTTGAGTTAAAATTAAAAGAAAATGATGGACTCAAAGAACACCTTTACGATTTAATCTGTGAAGTATCTATATTGAAATACCAAACGAAAGATATGGGTATTGATGATGTAGTGTATACAGATGAAGTGGTCGGTGTTGAATAATGGTAAGTACCTTTCTATTCTCGATGAGATAAAGAAACACGGCGGTAAAACGGACACAACAAATCCCAATGAAAAAGTACTGATAATAGATGGCTTAAATACTTTTATCAGAGTGTTTAGTGTTATACCAACTACTAATGAGGATGGAATTCACATTGGTGGAATAGTTGGTTTTTTAAAATCAGTTGGTTACGCAGTAAAAATGTTAGCTCCTACCCGTACAATCATTTGTTTTGATGGTACAGGTGGGAGTAACCGCCGCCGTAAACTTTATCCAGAATATAAAGCGAAACGAAGAACAGCAAAGATTAGACTTAATCGTGTAAATGATTTTGAGAATATCGAAGATGAACGACACTCAATGATGATGCAATTATCTCGTTGTGTTGAATACTTAGAGAAATTACCTTTGAGTATAATGTCCATTGATGGTATTGAGGCAGATGATGCCATAGGTTATACAGCAAAACAAATATTGCCTAAGAGTAATGTCGTTATCATGAGTACCGATAAAGATTTCTTACAATTGGTAAATGATAGAATTTCAGTTTGGTCACCCACCAAAAAGAAACTTTACAATCCTGAAAAGATATTAGAGGAATACAAGGTAACATCTAAAAACCTACTATTGAGTAGAGTTTTTGAAGGTGATACTTCTGATAATATCAAAGGAGTAAGAGGTATTGGTGCCAAGACCTTATTAAAACACTTTCCTGATTTAGGCACAGAAGGAAAGGTTATATCATATGATGATGTAATTAAAGAAGCACAAAAACATCAAGGAGAGAGATTTTACAATCTAATACTTGATAATCAAGACACCATAGATATTAATCATAGATTGATGCAATTATCAGATGTGGATATTAGTGGTGATGCCAAATTAAAGATAAACAGAATAGTAAATGGTAAGATACCTGAGCTAAATAAACCAATTTTCCAAAAGATGTTTATGGAAGATAGGATGTTTGGTGCCTTACCAAATATGGATAGTTGGATAATGCAAACTTGGATACAACTCAATAGGTTTGCCAAAATAAATAATGGGTCGTAAAAAGAAATATTATACCGAAGAAGAAAGACTTGAAGCTCAACGAAAGTGGCAGATGGACCATTATGAGCGTAATAAAGCCAAAATTCTCAAAAAGGCCAAAGAACGATACAGATTAAAGAAACTTGAAAAACGAAGAATGGAGAAAAGGAAAAATTTATATGGAGAGCAGTAAACTGATTAACGGGGATTGTTTAGAAGAATTGAAAAAACTCGATGATGATTCAGTAGATTTACTCTGTACAGATCCACCATACGGATACGGATTTATGGGGAAACATTGGGATACATTCCAAGAGAAAAAATCTACGAAATCACAATCA